GACAGATTCGACAGGTGCAACAGGTGCAACCTCGGTTGCCGTGTAAAAAATGTTGTTTGTGTTTAGACCGTAGCCTGTAGCGATGCGGCCGATACCTTGGCGAACAATGGTCTCTTGTTGTCCAGCAGCCTTGAAAAGGTTTTCTGCCTGTCCTCTAAATGCTTTCCGCTGTGTCGGGTTTAATCTAGCACCTGTTAAAAGATTATTGTAAATATTCCTAATACGATCAGGAACACCAGCAGCATTTTGTGCGTTGGCAAATTCCCCAGTGTTTACTGTTGACCCAGGGTCTTGCATTTTCATGAAGTTGAAAATTAACGACAAGTCTGCTGGCGCTTCTTCGTCTGGTGTTTTTGGGTCAGACACTGACAAAATTTTGCCGTAAGCAGCTTTTGTATCTTGATAACCTTTGGTTTGATTGCTGTATTCTTGTCGGAATTTCGCCTCAGCCTCTGGCCGCTTGTCAACAGGAATGACACCCATCGCCATCTGCTTTGCTTCTGCTTCGGCACGTTCTGCGTCTGCGCCAGATTTCTTAGCCGCAGCATCAGATGCACGCATTGCAGCTTCGGCCTGTTTAATCTGAGATTCAGTCAGGTTGATTTCTAAGCCAAACTTTTGAGGGGCAAACTTAGCTTTTTGCTCTTCAACGATTGCTTTAGCCGTTGCCTCCCGCAGTTTTACTGGGGCCTCGACTGCAGTCCTGCGCTCATTTCTGACAGTCGTAATACCCTCGTACCATTCCTTGCCAAACACGCCAGCCCCATACAACTCCGCAAACTCTGCAGCTTTTGCTGGGTTTTCTTTTGCAATGTCTAAAATAGTTTGAAAGCTTCGCTTCTGGTTCGGGTCTGTCTCGGCAGCGATGCGTTCCGCAAGAATTGTTTGGGCCATTGCTGGGTTTGCCTCAAGAGCAAGCAGAACCTGAGATGTGAACCTTTTTGACGTACCAAGCTTTTCTGCGCCCATCTGTTCGCCGACCAGCTTCAACGCATCAAACTGTTGTTTGTTCGCACCAAGCAATAAAGGCTGCAGCTCATCAAATGTGCGCTGCTCCGGTGGCTTGGCAAAGAACGAATTGAGGCCAGACTTGAACTGGGCTTGCTGCGCCTGGGCTACCTGCAGTTGTTGCATCTCCATAGCACGCTTCTGTCTTGCGACATCAAGCTCTTCCAGGCCAGCACCAATTTTGATGCCGCCGAGTGCTGCCTCAAATGGGCTTTGCACATCGACTGCGTAATTAATGGGCTGTTGTAGTGGATTGATTGCCATAATTACGCCTTACAAGAAAGTCCCAAGGTCTTGGTTTCCGTAGGCTAAGCCAGTTCCGAAACCTGAGCCGCCAAGTTGAGTTTGCGAGAATCCAGCTTGCAGCCCATCAAAACCACCGCCAAAAGCGTTGCCGCCTCGCCCATACTGCATACCAGCAAATTGTGCCGGGGCGTTTAACAAACCACTGAAAGCCCTGGCCTGCCCTAGCTCACCGCCTGCCATTGCAGCACCTTGCTGACCAAGCAGATTGGCTACGTTGGAACCAAGAGCGCCAGCCTGTGATGCCTGATTGACTGCTGATGCTTGACCACCTCGGTACAAGGCTTCAGACACGCCGAGACCTGTCCCAGCAAAGCCGCCCAGCCGACCGTATTGCTTGTCGATTTCTTGCTGCAACAACTGTGGCCGAAACTGCGCCAAGGCTGCTTGGATGTTTCCACCTCGTAGACCGCCAGTAGCTGATGCCCTGGACAGCAAGGCTTCCTCGCCTTGTCTGACATTAGCCTGGAATCCTGCACCGCCTTCGATGCCTGCAATGGCTTGCTGTTGTGCCTCTGGCCCTCGCAGTCCCGCAAGGGCTTGCTGTTGCTCAAAAGCCTGAGCGCCTGCCTGCTGGAATGGCTGGAATTGACTGATCGCGCCTGTGCCTGCTTGCACGTAAGGCTGCAGCAGTTGCTGAATCGCATCAAACTGTCTGCGCTGTTCTGCGATGCCTTCGCCTGCTGCGCCTGCTTGTGCTTGTGCAGCGCTCTCGGCTGCATCGGACTGCATTGAGCTGCCGATTAGTTGAGCACCGCCTGCGATAAGGGCAACTGCTGGGTTAGGCATGGTCAAACTCCTTCAAGTAATCTTCAAATGTCTCACCATACAGCTCCATGACCTGCTGCGCTTTCTCGGTTGCTTGTTGCGTGCCGTGGCACAGTGCCACCGTCATCAGTACAACGTCATAGTAACCAGCACGCCATACAAAGGACTTGGCATCGGCTTTGCCATCACGCTCAGCTTGGTCAGATGCCTGCCACTTCAAGATCATGGTCGCCACTACAGGGGCGAGGCTGTGAGAGTTGGCAATCCAAAATGTGTTCTGGTTCATGCCCACCAAGGTGTTCCAGATCACCGCATTCAGATCTTCGCGCTCTACTGGGTCGCCATCGGCCACATCGTCAAAGACTTGGATTGCCCCATAGAGCATGAGCAGCCACTCGATGGCTGGCGCAGGTAGCGCAAGAACCCTTTGCAGGTTCAGTCTCAGCCAATCAGTCATGCGCAACTCCTGTATAGGGCAAGCTGCTGGTGGCTTTGGTGACTCAGCGGCTGGATTTTCCCACATTTCGGCATTTGGTCAATCCTCGTATTCTTCATCTTCCCAGGCCTGACAGACGCGCATGTCGTTGCAGATGAAGTTCAGCTTTTCACAGTGCCCACGGAAGCCAGCGCCCTTGTCATAAGCTGCCATTGGAATGCGCTCAATCTTGACTTGGGTCATGAAGCTGTTGTCGTAATAGCCGCAGTTGGAGCAATGCTTGCGCCTTGCGTCCTTCTCGTTGCACTGCATAGCCTCGGCCAGCCCGACATAAAACTCCTTGTTTGCGCCTGGCTCATTTGTAGGCATCTCAGGGCCATAGTTCCAGTCTTGCACCGCAATGCTGTAGTTCTTCTTGTTCTCTGCTGGAGTCAAAAATTGTTCTTCCATCGGAAGGCCCATAAATCCCCTCGGCATCATCATGAATTTGTCCATTCTGTTCTCCTTCAAGTGATTTCGCGGCCAGAGGCGCGGATGGTCAGCGAGCTGGCTGCACCTGCAAGGGTGGAGATAAAGCCGCCCACATCCAGAGCCTGCCCCACAAGTTCGGGGCACGTATAACACTCATCAGGCACAAGGGTTCGTGCATCAATAATCAGGTTTGATGCGCCTGCCGAGCCGCCACTGGTGACCAAATTGCAACTGAAAGTCACGTTGTTGGCACTGGTGTTGGTCACGGTGAACTTGTCAATGATGGCTTTGACATTTGTCGCCGTGTACTGAGTTGTCTGGGCATTTTCAGCCTGCTTTGCTGGTATCAGCACTTTGATGATGACGGTCATTGGACACCTTCGATGTTGTTGTTCACGGTCAAGATTATGGACGGGATGGATGGGACTGGTGGTGTTGCTGCGATTGCGTGTAGCTCAACACTCAAGTCGTCAACCGAGAACATCACCTCAACGTAGTCGTTTGCCTTGAGCTGTAAAAACAAGTTGTAAGCCGAAAAAATCTCAGCGTTGTTGCCCTGTATTCGGATCAGTCCAGCACTGTCGGGCACATCCACGCCGTTAAGCCTAAAAAAGATAAAGAACTGCCCAGTGCCGCCAGAGGTCTTGTCAATCTGAAAGCTCAAAGCAAAATTGTAGACACCCTCGCTGTCCACGACAATGCGTGAAGTGGGTGAGCCAATGAACACGCCGTTGCTCAAGTCGGTCGTGTTGAAAGTGATAGCTTTTGCAGTGTTGATAACAGTGGCTGTCTGCGTTGTGGTGTCGTAGAAGGAACCATAACGGCTGCGCTTAAACTCCCGTGGCGGTGGAGCCATCTGCAAGCCTTCTACGGCTTTTGTCAGCGTATCAAGCTGACTAGGCACTGGAGTCAACTGCAATGCCTGGACTGCTTTGGTTAAGTTATCCACAAGCGCCAGTGCCTGATTTGCTTTGTTCTCAGCCAAGGCACAGTTGATGGCCGACTCTTGCGCCAGTGCTGCAAGCTGGGCCAGTGCGCTGTTTGCTGTGGCTGCTGCGGTGTCGGCCTGAAACTCAAAGTCCGTTCCGACAATGACCTGTAATTCATCAACCGTGGAGAACAGCAATTCAAACTGCCGGATTTGCTGCTGGTCAGTCAAGAAGGCAGCAAGCTGATCTCGGGTCAGATTGAGCTTGCGCGAGATGGGTGCGGTTGCCATCAGAAAGCCAAGCCTTCGATCTGCGCTTCAAGTCGCACGTAAGACACATGGGCATCACTGTCGCCCTTAAAACGCTGGATGCGAAAGTTCCGCATGTGGCCTTGCTGAAACCATGACAGGCGCTTGTTGCTGCCAATCGTGCCGACTGAAATAAAGCGCTCTTGGCTGTATGCCTTGCCATCAACTGAGTAGCTCGTGCTGATCTGCGGGTTTGTACCCAGCGCCACACTGCCGGTCAAAGCGACAAGTTCAAGCTGCTGGAACAAAGCGCCCTTGCCTTCGTTGTAGACAATGAGCGTGCCAAACTCCCAATAAACCTGCTGCCCCCAATGACTGCCAATGTCTTGCACCAAATAGCCAATGCTGCTTGACTGCGGATCGCCCACCATCCATTTGTCGTAGACCCAAACCATGTTCCTAGCACGGTACTGCGCGAAGCCTGCTAGGGTGCTTGCAAGGGTAAACCACACAGGCGTTCCAAACGCCTGCGATGCGGATGCGTCATACACCACGGTTCGATCAGGCAAGTGAACGTACAGGTGCTGGTGGGCTTTGTCGTTTCTGGCCTCCAGCTTGACCAGCGCCAGCTGCGCCTCGGTGTACTCAAGCAACAGGTTGTCAATCTCTTGGGTGCTGACCTTGGTAGTCGTCGCTGCTGCACCGATATAGATGCCTGGGGCTTCATTTCTGCCGCTGCCCAAAAATGCAATGGCTTCAATAAACACGCAGCAGCCTTGCGTGCCGATGCAGCCCTTTTGCAACTGCGCTCCATCAATTCGTGCGAATGGAAAGAAATTGCCACCCACGTTGTCAAACACCTCAACCGTGTTGCGGTTCAGCGCATAGACTTCGTTTCGCAATTTCAACAGGGCTACAACGGGGTCAGGGTCAACCTCTGAGCTTCCGTATTTCAGCGGGTTGACCTGCGTTGGGTCGGTCAATTCAGTTACGACCAAAAACTCGCCATCGGTGGTCATGAAATAACCATCAATGAAAACCACATCCAGCACCACGCCAAGGTCAAGGTCGGTGACTTGCCGCAAGATAGGCGCTGTGGGGTTCCATGAGACCGTGGCCGGTGTGTTCACTGGTATCCAGTAGTACAGCCGCCCACCGGAGGCGATGGCCAGCACATCGAAGCTGTAATCAAACGTCACCAGCTCATCAACAGGCCCACCTACATCACCCAAAGTGGTCAC